AATATTTATAATATAATTTCCTTTTTCATCATCATCTATGCTTTTTACTAATTTATTTGTAATTGTTCCTGTAAAAATAGCTAATCCACTTATTGTAAATCCCAATAAGCCAATCAATGCCATGCTTACATCTATGGAAATATTCCTTATCAGTTCATTGAATTTAGCTCCAAATGTCTGTCCACAAATTAAATATAGTGATATTGTTGCAATAACCGATAATATAAGCGAAACCATAGCTTCTTTTTCTTTAAATAACTCTTTCCATTTTCCTGAACTTTTTAGTAAAGCATAATATGACGTTTTGGAAACCTCAAAATAATTTTCAATTTTAATTTCCTTCTTTGACATTAATTTCCTCACTTTGCTTACTTTTAAGTAGCTTTTCTAACTCAGTTCCTGCTTTTAAAGAAAAATATTCTAAATCATCCTTTTCTTTATCTGATATAGTAGCTTTATAAGGAGCATCTTCTTCACTTGTTACAGTGCAGTTCTCATTATTTTCATCTCTTCCTTTTGCAGTTAGTGAAGCATATCCTTTCTTTATTGCTAAAAGGACTCTCTTAAAATAATCTGTATCGATATTCAACTTATTCTTACTTTTAGCACTTACCTCCATTTTGGATATAACCTTTGTTGCTCCGCTTTCTTTTACCTCTTCTTTTGTAGGCCCAAAAATTTTTGAAAAATCATCATGATTAGCATTAGGTGGTATTATAACAGATTCAACAGAAAGAATCCTACTCATAGCATTTAATTTTTTTCTCAGTTCACCAATGTTATTTTCTAAAAAAATTTCAAAGGTAATATCTTCAAAGTATTTTTCTACCAAAGCTTTAAAACATTTATTAAATTGATTATATCCCAAAGCGTTTCTGGTAATGAACGCAAGTTCTTCATTTTTCAAATCAAAATAAAAAGTTGAACTTGCTGCACAATTGTTAGCATTGCTTGTTATTACAGTATCTTTTTCTGCATCATAACTTTGCAACTCTCCTTCATAAATTTTAACCAATCGTCCACAGATAGTTTTGTTTTTTTCATCTTTTTTTAAATCACAAAATTTATATGTAACATCTTTCTCCTCTTCACCCCTTCTTTTTTCCTTTTCTGTATGTCTTGCATGTTCATCCATCTTATCAAATACATCTTTAAGAATCTTATCTTTTAATCCATCGTCATCGTATACCTTGTATATTTCAGAATTAATATTAAATTTTGAAAAATAAATTTGAGCCACTTCTTTTCTCCTCCGTGAAACATTTTCTTCTATTCTACTCCTATTTAGTTCAAAATACTATTCCCCAAAATACACAAAAAATACACCCTACATTTCTATAGGATGTATTTCAAGAAAGTTTTACGGAGAAATAACCAAGGCAACTATGCCTTTTTATTTCATTTTACACTCTACCACACTTTGAGGAGACATCGGGAGACATTTTTGAATTTTCTTCAAAAAATCTAATATTTCTCTTCTGGCAGTTTTTCTCTGTATATGCTATTTTTCTTTTCGGAAAGAGAGAATTCATTCTCATAGCCACTTGTGCCCAAGTCAGTCCCTCGATATAATAAAGTCGGAACATAATCCGGAGTTCACTTTTTTCGATAGATTCTATGTATTCCTCTGCCTGATTGGTAAGTTCGAGCAGTTCTTCCTCTTTCATCTTTAGGCGTTGTTTTCTCGATATGAGCAAATTCTTTGCTTTAGTATACCCCGGAACCGGAAAACCTTCAACCGTAAAATGCTGTATCCCTCCCATACCTCCTGATACTACATCGCTCACCGCTCCTTCTTGCTCGATTTTTTCCAGCCTTTCTTCTGTCATTCTTATGAGCCTCCTCAGCTCTTTTATTTCTGCTTGTATATCGCAGTACTGGATTAGGACTGACTTTTCCAATGGAATCACCTCTTTCCTGCTATCTATAAATCTTGCCCGTTTTCTTATCTCTGAGTTTAATTCGTCCAAATACTTCAAATTCATCTATTGCCGCTACTGCTTTCATAGCATTAATTGTTCTTGTTACCGAATCCGGCGGCTTATCCGCTGCCCTAATCGCATCATGCGCCGTTTTGTCTTTGTAGTGTTCGTGATTTCGTGTATCCATCCATTCACCTACTTTCCCTTTGCAGACATTGCAGTATTTACCGCTTTTTCTATTCGTTTCAAATATCTTAACTGATTCTGAATGTACTCATCAGAATCTTTACCCCCGAATGCCTTCCAGTCAGCGATTCTCCTATCAACATCCTGTAACACTTTGATCGGGATTATATCAAGATTAATATCTTCAAGGCTAATCTGCTCCATCTTTTTACTCCTCTCAAATATGCTCATGCAACTCCGGTGGTCCGAACGACTGAGGCTCCAGCTCCATCAAAGCATTATATCTCTCAACATGTTCATCCGGTGCGATCTCATCGTTCATAAGCTCCCGCTCCAATTTATTGTATTCAGCATCTATCCTCTCTTTAAACTCCTGACGGCTTATCTTCCCTTCGATAAGCATTTGTTCTAATATTTTGTATTCGTGACTCATAATTTACTTCTTCCTCTTATTCACCCGTTTTGTATGCTCCGCCACTCTCTTGCATCCAGCTTTCCACTTCTGGTAGGCTTTACCTTGCTTACATGGCTGATTCATTCCCTCGCAACGGTCTCTTTCGGGACATTTCACGCATGGATTAATCATCTGTTTGCTCCTTTCATGAAATCACCTAATGCTCTATTTTTCCAAGGTGCTTCTTTTATGTCCTCTGGTTTGTACGGTTCTGGCAGCGGCATCCATGCTGTTACAAAACAACCTAAAGATGCATATGTTCTGCCTGTAAATGGAGCATAAAAAGCTCCTCCCTCATCATCTACTTTCCAAGTGCCTACAAGCGGCTCCTGCTTCTCATTTGCAAATGATAACAATACATGTTCTCCGTTCTGGGGTGTTTTTTCTTCTAACGGTATCCATTCACAAATTTTAGGCTGCTCTTCAATCAGCTTAATTACGTTTGTGCCTACAAGTAATCTCTCTTCACATTCCTTAATGAGTCTTTTTTCGTCAATCATCTCTTTCTTCTCCTTTCTGCAGCTTTTCGCATATCTTCCCAATCCTTTCTTAAGTCTTCTGGGAATACTTCCGGATTAACTACTTCTTTTCTGGCTTCCAACTCTGCTCTAATAAACTTTTGTTTTGTTAATTCTGTTCCTGCTTTTTCTAAGATATGCAGTGCTGTCTCTAAGTCTTCTTCTGTCAGCTTCGGATCACAAAGAAATGAAGTCAAATAGGGGGGCTCTGCTTCTAAATCATGTAAGCTTCTTTCGATGATTCTTCTGACATTGTCTGTGTAAGCCTCAAGAGGGATATCTATTTCAATCTTCTTCATTCTTCCTCCTCGATGTATTCCATCTGGCTTGCAGAAACTTCGTAAGCTATCTTATCAACTACCTTACCTTCTCCAATTCGTTTCTGATATTCTCTGCTTTGAATACGTCCCCGTAACTGAATCCTGCTTCCCACTGTAAGGTTACCTGCATATCTCGCATTACGTCCCCAACATATGCACGGAATATAATCAGACTTGCCATAAGCCCTGTTTACAGCCAATAACACATCTGCAATTTCTCTTCCAAGAGGTGTTGTTCTATATACTGGCTCTTTACAGATATATCCATCAAGAAAAATCGTATTTGGATTTCGATTCTCTATACTGTCGATGAATTCAAGTTCCATCACGAATAAGGATAAAATCAGATGACTTCGATTGCCTTCTTGTTTGTTATACGAACGGGACTGTCCACGAGCTTCCAAAAACTGACCTATATGCGATTCACTCACATCAATAAGCCGTTCTGATACAAGTAACGGAATAATATCACTTGAGTGACTAAGTCTGCTCACTTTTAACTTCACAAAATAAAATCCTTCGCCAAAAACTTCATGGCTAAATTCAAAATCAGAGATAATTTCTCCTGCAACTACTGCCTGGTTATTTTTTAAAATTTTTTCTGTCAT